TCAATCTGGCGCTGGCGGTGGCGGCGGATGCGGCCGCGGACCGGTTCGATGTGGCCTATCTGCTGACCACCGACGGGGATCATGCGGCGACCGCCCGGTTCCTGCAGGAGTCCTATCCGCGCAAGCGCGTGGTCAGCGTGGCCCCGCCGGGGCGGGGGCATAACCGCCAGGTGCTGGCCCACTGCCATGCGCGCACCGAGGCCGTCCCGGATCTGGTGGCGCGCTCGCCCCTGCCGGAGCGGGTGAAGAGCCCGCTCGGCTGGCTGGAGCGGCCGGACGCCTGGCGGGCGCGCGATCCCGAGCCGCCGCGGCCGCCGCCGGTGACCAGCGACGAGGCGCGGCGCTCGCGGCTGCGGCTGGTGGTGTCCAACCCCTGATGCGAAGACGGGCGGTCGGCCGCTGACGCATGCCGGTCCGATTTGTCCTGCGGTGACGGGCGCTTGCGGCGGCGGCAGCGCCCTCCGCCTGCCCGTCGGCGCTGGCGTGGCATCCTTCAGGCATGGCGGGAGATCGGGCTTCGGCGGCGAAGGTCCTCGCCGAAAGCTGGCGCCGGCTGGCGGCCGGCGAGGACGTGGCCGAGGTCGAGCGGCGCGGCAAGGCCGCCCTCGCCCTGGTGCGGCTGGAGCAGGCCCTGGCGGAGCTGGCGCAGATGGATGGATCGGCACATGGGGGATGGAGCGGGGCCGAGCTCGAGGCTCTCCGCGCCCGCCTCCTTATGCGCCTGGATCGCCTCGCTGCCGCCCGCGAGACGAAGGGCGTGGCTGCTGGCGATGACCCCGCAGGAGATCGAGGCGCTGCGGCTGGAGTGGCGGGGCCATGCGGGGACGGCGCAGATGCCGCCGGATGGTCCGTGGCGCACCTGGCTGTTCATGGGCGGACGCGGCGCCGGCAAGACGCGAGCGGGGGCGGAGTGGCTGAGCGCCCGGGCGACGCCTGAGGCGCGGCTGGCCCTGGTGGGGCCGACCCTGCACGACGTGCGTGAGGTGATGATCGAGGGGCCGTCGGGCCTCATGGCGGTGGCGCCGCGGGCCGAGCGGCCGACCTATGAGGCCAGCCGGCGGCGGCTGGTGTGGCCGGGCGGGGCCGTGGCCTACGCCTTTTCGGCGGAGGATCCGGAGAGCCTGCGCGGCCCGCAGTTTCACGCGGCGTGGGCGGATGAGCTGGCGGCCTGGCGACAGCCCGACGCGGTGCTGGCCATGCTGCGGCTGGGGCTGCGGCTGGGCGACGATCCGCGGCTGGCGATCACCACGACGCCGAAGGCGACCCCGGCGGTCAGGCGGCTGCTGGAGGAGCCGGGTTGTGTGGTGACGCGGGCGGCGACGGCGGAGAATGCCGACAATCTGTCGAGCGGGTTTCTGGAGGGTCTGCAGGCGCTGTACGGTGGCACGCGGCTGGCGGCGCAGGAGTTGGACGGGCTGGTGCTGGAGCCGGACGGCAGCCTGTGGACGGCCGAGATCCTGGCGGCCTGCTGGGGACGGCCGGACGGGGCGCTGGAGCGGGTGGTCGTGGCGGTCGACCCGCCGGCCACCCGCGGCGGCGACGCCTGCGGCATCGTCGTGGCCGGGCGGCGCGGCGGGACGGCCTATGTGCTGGCCGACCGCACGGTGCGCGGCTGCTCGCCGATGGAGTGGGCGCGGGCGGCGCTGCAGGCGGCGCAGGACTTCAACGCCGCGACCATCGTGGCCGAGGTCAACCAGGGCGGCGAGATGGTGGAGACGGTGCTGCGGCTGGCCGGGGACGGGCCGCCGGTGCGGGCGGTGCGCGCCGCCACCGGCAAGCGCGCCCGGGCCGAACCGGTGGCGGCGCTCTATGAGCAGGGGCGGGTGAAGCACGTGGCGGTGTTCGCGGCCCTCGAGGACGAGATGCTGGCGCTGGGCAGTTCGGCGGGCGGGGCCAGCCCCGACCGCTGCGACGCCCTGGTGTGGGCGGTGGCCGAGCTGATGCTGCGCGGCGACGGCCTGCCGCGCATCCGCCGGGTCTGAAGCGGGACGGGAGAGGAGCAGCGGCATGCGCTGGAGCCTGTGGGGCCGGGAGGCCAAGGCGAGCCGGACCGGGCGGCTGGTGGCGCTGAGCCACCTCGGCCGGCCGCGCTGGACGCCGCGCGACTACGCCCGGCTGGCGGAGGAAGGCTTCGCCCGCAATCCGGTGACCTATCGCTGCGTGCGGCTGGTGGCCGAGGCGGCGGCGAGCGTGCCGCTGGCGGTGTTCGTCGACGGCGAACGGCGGGCGGATCACCCGCTGGCGGCGCTGCTGGCGCGGCCCAATCCCGAGCAGGGCGGGGCCGAGCTGCTGGAGGCCCTGTATGTCGGGCTGCAGACGGCGGGCAACGCCTATGTCGAGGCGACCGGCGACGGCGAGGCCCCGCCGGCGGAGCTGTGGAGCCTGCGGCCGGACCGGGTGAAGGTGATCCCGGGGCCGAACGGCTGGCCGTCGGGATATGAGTATGCCGTGGGCGGACGATCGGTGACGATCGCCCGGCGCAGCGACGGCTGGTCGCCGGTGCTGCACCTGAAGCTGTTCCACCCGACCGACGACCACTACGGCTTTCCGCCGCTGGAGGCGGCCGCCTTCGCCATCGATGTGCACAATGCCTCGGGGGCCTGGAACAAGGCGCTGCTGGACAATGCGGCGCGGCCGTCGGGGGCGCTGGTCTACGGAGCGAAGGGCGGCGAGCGGCTGACCGAGGCCCAGTTCGAGCAGCTGAAGGCCGAGCTGGCCGAGGCCCATGCGGGGGCGGCCAACGCCGGGCGGCCGATGCTGCTGGAGGGCGGGCTGGACTGGAAGCCGATCAGCCTGACCCCGGCGGAGATGGACTTCATCGCCGGCAAGCATGCGGCGGCGCGCGAGATCGCCCTCGCCTTCGGGGTGCCCCCGCAGCTGCTTGGAATTCCCGGCGACGCCACCTACGCCAACTATCGCGAGGCCAATGTCGCCCTGTGGCGGCAGACGATCATGCCGCTGGTGCAGCGGACCACCGGGGCCCTGTCGGGCTGGCTGGGGGCGCGCTTCCCCGGTTGCCGGGTGGCGCCCGATCTGGAGGGCACCCCGGCCCTGGCGGCGGACCGCGAGGCCCTGTGGGCGCGGCTGGAGGCGGCCAGTTTCCTGACGCCGGACGAGCGGCGGCGGATGGCGGGGGTCGGCTCGTGATTGGTGATTGGTGATTGGTGATTGGTGAATGGTGAATCGTGAGTCGTGTCCGGTGACCGCCGCGCCCTCACGACTCACGGATCACGAGTCACCAATCACGATCCACGGCCCCCGAAGGAGGACGCGATGCCCGATGAGCTGAAGCGCTGGCCGGCGCCGCTGGTGGCGGCGCTGGTGGTGCAGACCATCGCCGGGCTGATCTGGGCCGGCGGGGCGGCGGCGCGCATCGGCGCGCTGGAGGCGGCGGTGGTCGAGCAGCGCTCCGTCGCCGAGCGGCTGGCCCGGCTGGAGGCCCAGGGGGAGACCACCCGGGCGACGCTGGCGCGGATCGAGGCGCGGCTGGAAGAGTGAGTGGTGATTGGTGACTGGTGAGTGGTTGGTGGAGGGGGAAATGACAGGCGGGACGGCCCACGATTCACCAATCACCAACCACGCCCCCCTCCTTGTTTCCGGTTACGCCTCCCTGTGGGGTGTGGCGGACCTGAACGGGGATGTGGTGGCGGAAGGGGCCTTCGGGCGCAGCCTGGCGCGGGCGGGGCCGGGGGAGGTCAAGATGCTGTTCCAGCACGACGGGCGGGCGCCGGTCGGGGTCTGGGATGAGGTCGCGGAGGACGGCAAGGGGCTGTTCGTCCGGGGCCGGATCGAGAGCTGGTCGGCCGAGGCGCGCTTCGCCGCGGCCCTGGCGCGGGCCGGGGCGCTGGACGGCCTGTCGATCGGCTTCCGCACCGCCCGGGCGCGGCGGGATGGCCGGCTCAGGGTGCTCAGCGAGGTGGAGCTGTGGGAGGTGTCGCTGGTGACCTTCCCGATGCTGCCGGGGGCGAGGTTCGGGGTGGCCGCGTGACGGAGACCGTCGGCGGCGCCGGCTTCGGGCCTATAGCCCCGTCAAGCGATCGACCTCATCCTGCGCGTGCTCAGCTCGGGTCTGGGCGGCCGCGCTGGCGCGCAGGGCGGCCTCTGCCTCGGCAACGGCCGCGGGATCACCCGATTCAGCCTTGGCCATAGCGGCTTCCAAGTTCTCAACCGAGGCCCTGGCGGTCGAGATGGCGACCCGAGCCTGGTCCCTGGCGGCGTTCTCCACCCTCCACTCGCTCACCAGCGCGACGGCGCTGGCGGCGGCGATGCTGGCGCCCAAGACGCGCCACATCAGGAGGGTGCGCGGGGTGGGCCGGTAGGCCTGGAGCGCCCGCCGCTCCTCGAAGTACTTTTCGGGCGCGCCGGTTTCGAGCGCGAGCAGGCGGCGTTGCCGCCGCTTGCTGCCAAGTCCGGAGAACTGGCCGGGCCAGAGGGCCATGACGGTCCCGAAGCTCACCATGATGATTTCGTACGCCATGGCGAAACCGTGGATTGCAGGGCGGCGCGCTGTCAACCGGCAGCCGGGCCCTGCGCACGGCCGATGAGCTGACGTTCGCCCGCGCCCGTCGGGGGCGGGGCCCAACCGGAGACCGACAATGAAAGAGACCAAGACCGTCTCGGGCGCGCCCGAGGCGCGTGCGGCGCTGCACGAGATGATGGCGGCGTTCGAGGCTTTCCGCGCGGCGAATGACGCGCGGCTGGCGGAGATCGAGCAAAAGGCCTCGGCCGACGTGCTGCTGGAGGAGAAGGTGGCGCGCATCGACCAGGCGGTCGCGGCGGCCCAGGCGCGGCTCGACCGCCTGGCCAGCGAGGCGCGGCGGCCGGCGATCGGGGGCGGGGGCGAGGGCCCCTCCGTCACGGCCTTCGGCCGCGACACCTCCCCACTGCGTGGGGAGGAGAAGAGCGCGTTTGCCGGCTGGATGAAGACGGGCCTCGGGCTGGAGCTGAAGGCCGGGCTGTCGACGGCGGCGGGGTCGGGGGTGCTGGCTCCGGTGGAGACGGAGCGGGCCATCGAGCGGCGGCTGATGGCGGCCTCGCCGATGCGCGAGATCGCCACGGTGCGGACCATCAACAGCGGGGTGTTCAGGAAGCCGGTGTCGACCGCCGGGGTCGAGTGCGGCTGGGTGGCCGAGACGGCGGCGCGGCCGGAGACGGATCCGGCCACCCTGTCGCTGATCGAGTTTCCGTCGGCGGACCTCTACGCCAGCCCGGCGGCGACCCAGACCCTGCTGGACGACGCCCTGGTCGACATGGACGAGTGGCTGGCCTCGGAGGTCGAGGACGCCTTCGCCGCCCAGGAGACCGAGGCCTTCGTCACCGGCGACGGGGTCAACAAGCCGAAGGGCTTCCTCGCCTATGACACGGCGCCGGACGCGACGGCCGCCTGGGGCCAGATCGGCTATCTGGCCTCGGGCGCGGCGGGGGCCTTTCCGGCCAGCCATCCGGTCGACCGGCTGATCGACCTGATCTATGCGCCGCGGGCCCAGTACCGGCCGAACGGCCGGTTCGTGATGAACCGCAAGACGGTCTCGACCGTGCGCAAGTTCAAGGACGCGGACGGCAACTACATCTGGACGCCGGCGTCGCGGCCCGGGGAGACGGCCAGCCTGCTGGGCTATCCGGTGACCGAGATCGAGACCATGCCGGACATCGCGGCGAACAGCCTGGCGATCGCCTTCGGCGACTTCCGGCGCGGCTATCTGATCGTCGACCGGGCCGGGGTGCGGGTGCTGCGCGACCCCTATTCGGCCAAGCCCTATGTGCTGTTCTACACCACCAAGCGCGTCGGCGGCGGGGTGCAGAACTTCGACGCCATCAAGGTGATGAGGTTCGCGGCGAGCTAGTCGCCGAGTGGCGAGTGCCGAGTGCCGAGTGCCGAGTGCCGAGTGCCGAGTGGCGAGTGGCGAGGAGGGGCGTCGCTCGCCGCTGGCGTGGCTAAAGCCGTCGCCCCTCCACCGCTTCGCGGTCCCCCTCCCCACTGACGTGGGGAGGAGACGCGCCTCTCCTCCCCATGAAATGGGGAGGTGGATCGGCGGCGAAGCCGGCGAGACGGAGGGGCCATCCAGCGGGGCGCCTGAGGGCGGCCCCTCCACCGCCTTCGGCGGTCCCCCTCCCCACTGGCGTGGGGAGGAAAGGCGTTCACGATATCGGAGATCCCCATGACCGCAGCGGTGACGCTCACCGAGGCGAAGCTGTTCCTGCGCGTCGGGCACGACGCGGAGGACGGGCTGATCGCGATCCTGATCGAGGCGGCGACGGCGCGGGTGTCCGCCCTGACCGGCGGGTCGGTGGACGGCGAGGCGCCGGCGCCGGTGCGGCTGGCGGTGCTGCGCCTGACGGCGGCCGGCTTCGCGCGCGGCGAGGGCGAGGACGCGGCGCGGGCCGAGGCCGAGGTCGCGGCCTGGCTGGCCCCCTACCGGCGGGTGCGGCTGTGAGCCCGCCGCGGCGGCTGGCCGAGGTGCTGGAGCCGGTGGAGACCGAGACCCCGTATGGCGGGCGCAGCGTCAGCTATGTCCCGCGGGGCTGGACCTGGGCGGCGCTGGCCCCAAGGGCGCGGCGGGCGGGGACCGAGGCCGGGCGCGACGCCGGGATCGAGACGACCACGGCGGAGACGCGCGCCGATCCGCGGCTGCAGGTCGGCCGGCGGCTGCATCTGGCGGACGAGGACTGGGAGATCGTCATCGTGGACGATCTGTCGCCCGGACGGGTGCGGCTGGGGCTGGAGCGGCGGCGATGAGCGG